TAAGGATAATTCACAAACCTTATTTATTTGGGTTTTTAGTTGACCATTATAGAGATTTAAAAGATGAATCAATTCAACATAATGGTAACGAAATTGGATTATTATCTCATTCTGAATATCTTACTATTCCAAAGAAAAAGTTCTTTTTAAGTTATAATAAAAATGCTACAAAAACATTTAGGATACAAGTTATACTATGGTTAATTAAAAATGGTTTTATAGATGACAGCCACGTTTCAATTTTAATAAAAGATTCTAATTTTAACAAAAGAAATTTGGCATCAAAGGAGATAGAGTTGTTTGATTTAGACCAGTATTATGATAAATTTGATGAAATGGGATTTAATGTTTTAGATTGGGATTACCCAAACTATCAAAATGATGTATTCTCAAATTTAAAATACACTACAAAATCACATTATTCGGATACATATTTTAACATCATTACCGAAACATCATTTGAAAACAATAGTTTAAATCTTACCGAAAAAAGTTTTAAGGCATTAGCAAATTGCCATCCATTTTTAATCATAGGAGATAAAGGTTCAAACGAATATTTACAATCTTTAGGGTTTGAGCAATATAGTGATTTATTTGATTACGGATTTGACTCAATAATGGATAATGATAATAGACTAAACGCGGCACTAGAGCAGGTTAAGAGAGTTTATACATTAGGTGCAAATGGTATTAAAAATTGGTATAGAAATAATATTGAAAAAATTAAAAAAAATAAGGAAAGATTTTTTGAATTTTCTTTTTCAAAAATGATTGATGAGACGATTGAAGAATTAAAAGAATACTAAAATGAAAAAAGTTTTAATTACCGGAGTTAATGGATTAGTGGGTACACACTTATTAAAAAAATGTGTAAATGAAGGATATAAAGTTATAGGAGTAGATTTACAGAAAGGAAAACATCTCCCATCAGTTGGATGGGAATTCGTTCAAGAAGATTTAACTAAACCCTTTGCAGTTGAATCTCTTTTTAATAATCATAAGTTTGAAGCTGTATTCAATTGTTTTGGTATAAAAGGTTCTCCTATAAGAGCAAAGGAAAAGCCAGTAGATTTCTTATACCCTTCTTTTAAAATTAATACTGAGATTATAAATCAATGTGCTAAGAATAATATTTGGTTAGTGTTTATGAGTTCAGTTGGAGTATATGCACCGGCTGAAAGATTTGTTGAGGATTCAGTATGGAAAACACTCCCATCGGAAGCAGATTGGTTTCCATCTTGGAGTAAGAGAATGGGAGAAGTTTTGTTGGAAGCGTATCGAATTCAGTATAACTATCACAATTGGGCTATAATAAGACCTGCAAATATTTTTGGTGAATACGATGATTTTAGTGGAAAGGGAACTGTAATTGCATCTACTATTAAAAAGATTGTTGAAGCGGATGGAGATTCAATTGAGGCATGGGGAGACGGATCACCTATTAGAGATTTTGTGTATGGGGGTGATGTTGCAGATGCGGTGTTAGATTTATATAAAAGAAAACTACATACCACAATTAACTTTGGAGCAGGTGAAGAAATTACTATAAAACAAATGATAGAATCCCTTATAAGAATTAGTGGAAAGAATTTGAGAATAGATTGGAATACATCTAAACCAAACGGTGATAATAGGAGACAAATGGATACAACTAAGCAGGAAAGTATTGGCCTATTACCTAAGTTGGGATTTGAAAAAGCATTAGAAAAAACTTATGAATACTACATCTCACATAATTTGTAGTGGTTGTTCTTTCACTAATTTTCACGCAACACCTGATAAATTAAGTGAATTTTGGCCAGAACATTTAAAACTAAATTACCAAAATGTTTATAATGTTGGTTCTCCTACAAATGATATAAAAACAACCGTAAGAAGTTTAATTTATAAAGCTAATGAACTATTAGAAAGAGGAATAACTGATATAACTTTAATGTCATGTTGGACATTTTTAAATAGAGATTCAATTTTTATTCCACGTAAAGCTAATTCAGTTATACATAAAACCGATTACACTCAGGATAATTTTGAAAATGGGTTTTATGCATTGAGCGGAAATTTCTTTTTTAATTGGATGAAAGAATCGGAAGATTTTGAAAATGAAAAAGAGTATTTTAAATCAAAAGTAAAATGGGTAAAATCTGATGAAGAAGATACTCTTTCTTTTTTAGAATGGTTTCATTATCTTATTTGTTTTGCCGAAAGTAAAAATATTAAACTAAAAACATTTTTTATTAAAGATATGTTATCCGTTGAAGATAGTATTTTTGATGGACAAATTGAAAATAATGAAGTTGTAAAAGACCCATTAAATTTTGATGAAGTTGAGCCGGTGCTAAACAAACTACTATATGAAAAAAGATTTAGTAAAAGAGGGAGAATAAAGAGATTTGAAAACATACCAATTATTAAAAACTTTTATGAATTAATAGATTGGGATAGATATTGTTGGTTTTACAAAAATGAATATGGTGAGTATGGTGGTGTATATGAATGGATATATGATAACATAGAAGATGATAGATGGTTGGAAGGAAATATGGTTGTAGCGGGGCATCCATCTACTAAAACTTGGAAAAAATTTATTGATGATATTTTATTAAAAGAAGTTATATGAACAAAGAAAGCAAAATCCTAATATTAGGTGCTACCGGTTTCGTAGGAAGAAATTTGGCAGAAAGATTATATAATGAAGGGTATAAAAACCTTCGTAATCATGGATTTACAAGAACATTAGAAGGGTTCGGTGAATCGGTTAAGGGTGATTTAAGAGATGAAGAATTCGTTAATCAAATTATGGAGGGCGTTGATGTTGTATTTCATTGTGCAGCATCCACATCTAATGCAGTTGATACAATTTACGCTCCTCTTCTTCATGTTACTCCAAATGTTATTATAAATGCTTTAACATTAGAAAAAGCATATAAGAATAAAATCAAAAAATTTATTTTCTTATCATCATCTACAATCTATCCAGAAAGTGGAGATAGAGCAGTATGTGAAACGGATTTCCTTTACGAATCAATTTACAAAACTTATTATCCAGTAGGTTGGATGAAAAGATATGCAGAAGTTCTTTGTAAGATGTATTCTGAAATTCTTATTAATCCAATGCAAACTGTAATAGTTAGACCTGCAAATTTATATGGGCCGCATGATAAATATGATTTGGATAAGTGTCACGTAACACCTGCATCAGTTATAAAAGTTGCAACTCGATTAAATCCTATACCTGTGTGGGGTGATGGTACTGAAATTAGAGACCTTTTATATGTGGAAGATTTTGTTGAGGCACTTCAAATTATAATGGAAAAAGAAGAGAAGCATGAAATATATAATGTTGGTTCTAACTCAGGATATTCAGTAAATCATGTTATTAATGTATTAAAAGAAATAGAAGGTTTAGATTCACCGGTTGAATATGTTAATAATAAAGCTCCTATGATTCCAGTTCGTTTAATCGATTCATTTAAAATATTTGATAAATTAGGTTGGAGTGCAAAAACAACAATTTATGAAGGATTGGAAAAGACGATAAATTGGTATAAAAATGAATATCTTAAAGGATAAGAAATATATCATTTGTAGTGGGTGTTCATTTACAAATTTAAAACCATTAAATCATTTACAAAAAGGAAATGATAGAGAGAGTTGGCAATGGCCTGAGTGGTTACAATATAAACTGGGAGATGATTTTATTGTTCTAAATTTAGGAAATCCAACTAATGATAATAATACAATTAAAAGAACTATAACTTATTGGGTTGAGTACATTAAAAAAAATGGTGGTACTATCCATAAAGTTTTTGCTCAATGGACTCAACCTTATAGGAGTTCTTTTTTGATTACTGATTACAAAGGTGAATTAGAAACAGGCTCACATACAAATAATTATTTACCAAATCCTATTGAATATAAAGATGAATTTTGGTTTTTGACGGGTGGATATTATGAAGTAAATAATTCAAAGTATATTGGAATTGATAATATACTTAAAACTCATCACCTTAAATTAAGTAAGCAACATTCATACTCATTTATTGAAACGGTAATCGATTTATCAAATTATTTGGATAAAGAAAATATTGATTATAATTATTTTACAATAAAAGATATTTTTTATGAACCTGAATTTTTTACTGTCAATGTATATGACGGTGAAATTTGGTTGAACGAAGGATTAGATTATCACTATAATCAAAGTAAATTCTTTTCAATTTATTTGGATAAAGTTCCATTTCATAAATTTTGGTTTTATGAAGATGAGGGTTTAAAAAAAGGTGGATTATATGAATATTCAATCAAAAAACAAAAAGATTTAGATAATTATAGCGGATTAAAAAAAGTTCTTTTTAGTGAAAATTTGAGTGGTGAATACGATTGGTTCGGACATCCATCATCGATATTAAACAAAAAATTTGTAAACGAAGAATTAATAAAATATATTTTATGAGTCAACCAGAATATACTCCATATAAAGATGCATTAACAAATGCTATGAATGAATTATCTAAGAAAGATAATATAGTTTTTATTGGACAACAAATAGTGTATAGAGGTAATCCTATGAGTACTACATTAGATGAGGTGGATAAAAATCTAATGATTGAGTTACCAGTTATGGAAGAAACTCAAATGGGAATGAGTTTAGGATTGGCTTTAGCAGGAAAATTAGTGGTTACATTTTATCCACGATGGGATTTTATTTTATCAGCAGCTAATCAATTAATAAATCACGTTGATAAAATAAAATTAATGGATAATAGTAAATTCGAACCACATTTAATCATAAGATTAGGAAAGGGATCTGATAAGCCATTAGATCCAGGCCATCAACATAAAGGAAACTACATTGAGGAATTTAAATCATTATGTAAAAATATAGAATTTCACGATTTAAAAACTCCATCTGATATTGAGTTAAGTTATAAATATGCAATGAGTAATAAGGGTATTTATTGTTTAGTCGAGTATCCTGAATTGTATTATGGAACTTAATCTTATTTATCAAAATAAAATAAATGGCCTTATCCTACCAAATTGCCAACCAAATAGTGTCTTTGAATTTTCAAAAAAATGGTTAATTGAAAATAATTCAAATGATAATGGATTATTAACAAAAGAACTTTTTTCAAAGTTTGGTAATAATATTAGTGTATTAGGTAATAGTTTAGGATTTCAATCAATTGTAAATAGCGGTTATGACCAGCAAACTAAAATAACAATTAATAGAATATCATTAGAAGAGATATTAAATAATGAACATAAATTTAAACATAGAAAGTTATTATTTGTAATAGAACCATTTGGTCATATAGATTATTTTAAGCATGAATTAATTAAATTAGATAAAAGCGTATTTGAAGTATTAAAAAAAATAAATGCAACTATCGTAATAAATTATTCACATGAAGGTCATTTAGAAGACCATTTTATCGAAGAAATATTAAAAAATATAGTTTACAAAAAAATTATATTTTTATATAATGATTATTTAAATAATTTTTCAAAATATGAATCAAAAAATGTATCTTTTATTAGATTTAATTATTATCTAAATCGAAGTAGTAGATATTTTCAACTTAATTTAAAGCAAAATCATATTAGTGATATATTCAACCCTATTGAAAAAGAATTTCATTTTTTAAGTTTTAATCAATATCCTCATCATCATAGAGTAAAGGTAATTTCAGAATTATATAAAAATAACATTGCTGATAAATTTTTAATTTCATATAATCCAAAATTTTATGATTTATTGGGGAGTGTTAAATATGATTATGAAAATCAATTAAAAGATTTGGGATTCTGGGATGATTATTTACTATTCACATCATTGCCAGAAAAAAATGTAGATTTTGAAACAAATTTTAGAATAAGTGGATATGGATATGAGGATATAAGACCATATCAAAAAAGTGTAGTTAGTTTAATAAGTGATACTATATTTTTTAAAAGACAAGGTTTTATATCTGAAAAAATATTTAAACCTATAATGTATCTCCAACCCTTTTTAGTTGTTGGGCCTCCTTATTATTTAAGAGAAATAAGAAATATGGGATTTAAAACTTTTGACGGATTCATAGATGAAAGATATGATGAAGAATTGGATGATAGAATTCGTTTGGAAAAAATAGTAAAAGAAATCATAAGAATTTCTAATATACCAATTGAATTACTGTTAGAACAACTTAGAGAATTTGAAGATGTATTATTATATAATCAAATGAAATTATTATCTTTTAATCATCTAAATACTGAAGTAGATACCGTAAAGCAATTAATAACAAAATCGTATTGTAGTGAAGATAAAAAAAATTTATTGTAACGGGTGCTCACATTCCGCAGGTGGTGGGTTAGAAATTGATAGATTATTAGATGATGTTGTATTGGTAAGAGATTATTACAAACAAAAATACAATGTTTGGTGGGATTCGCAATTAGAAACAACTTATATAAAATATGCTTCAGATGTAATTAAGTGTGAATATGTTAATGAAGCAGCTAGTGGAGGGGGGAGTGAAAGAGTAATAAGAATGGCCTATGATTTTGTTAAAAAAAACTATAAAATAAAAGATGAATTATTTTTAGTTTTAGAGTTTCCATCATTAGGTAGAATTGATTTATATTCAAAGCAATTAAATGATTATATAATTGGAAATATAAATTTTGTAAACAATGATTATAGTGATGATTCGATAAATAATATATATGGGACAAGGGGGTATTATATTAAAGAATATGATAAAGATAATTCTTATTTAATAAAACCACTAAAATCTTATTATGAAAATTTTTTATCTAGAAAAGCTGAATTTATAAAAGTTGGTAGGCAGATTAATACATTTTTGGGTTACTTATCATATCATAAAATAAAATTTATATTTTTTACAGGCGAATTTTCCACTCTTATAGAATCACACTTTAAAGAAAATAACCTTCTAAAATTAAAATTAGGTAATACGATTATAGAAGATTTACATGAATTTGCAATTGAGACAAAATCTACTATTGCAGAGGAGTGTGATTTCCTTACAGCTGATTTACATCCTGGTTATTTTTCACATCAGAAATTTGGAAATCTATTAGGTAATTATATAATTGAAAAATATAAGATTTTCTAATATTTATATGGTATATGAGAGATTTAATAAAATTTTTAGTTGAAAGTTTGATTGGTGAACAGATAACCAATAAGGTAGTTGTTTACTCTGGAAGATTTCAACCTTTTCACAAAGGTCATTTTGCAACATATCAAATGTTAGTGAAAAAATTTGGAAAAGAAAATGTTTACATAGGAACATCTAATAAAACTGATAACATTAAATCTCCATTTGGGTTTAAGGAAAAAAAATATATTATAACTAAAATGTTTGGGATACCCTCAAATAAGATAGTTCAAATAAAAAACCCTTATGCACCTGTCGAAATTTTAGATAAATTTGATTCTAAAACTACCGCTTTTATTACCGCAGTTGGTGAAAAAGATGAAATGAGGTTGAGTGGAAGATATTTCGAAAAATACAAAGATAATACCGACTTAAAAGGGTATATGGATAAGGGGTATGTTTATATATCTCCATCGCAACCCAATGCAATAAGCGGAACTGATGTAAGAAATTGGTTGGGTAAAGGAAGTGAGGAGGAAAGAAATAAAGGATTTATGAAAGCATATCCTAAATTTGATGAGAAGATTTTTAAATTAATCACCCTTACTCTTAATAAAATAACAAAAGAAGGATTAGTAGAAACCACATTAGGTGGGTATGGAGCCGATGAGGGTGAGCCTGCTACAATGTATATTCCGGATGGAACGAAGAGAATTTTAGATAGAGGAAAACCTGAGCCGTGGTTTAAACAATTGGGATTCACTCAAATGGATAGACCAAAAGCGGATAATATGAGAGGTAAGGGAAAAAGAAAGGATAAAGAATCTGCATTTAGAAAGGTATATTATAAGGTTTCTAATATGGTCACAAGTGATTTAAAGCCAGTTGAAAAGCCAAAGGGAGTTGATGGATGGAAACAACTTAAAAAAGAAGATGTAATCAAAGGTGGATTAGCGGCGGGGATGAGCCTAAAAGATATTGCAAAAAAACATAATGTATCAGAAAAAGAATTAGCTGATGAATTTAGAAAAGGATATAAAGTAGAAAGAGAGCATACAAATGATACTAATGTTGCAAAAGAAATAGCATTAGACCATTTATTTGAAGACCCAAAATACTATACTAAATTATCTAAGATTGAAAATCCATTGAATGAAGGATTGATTTTAGAAGGTGGTGCATACGGCCACATGAATCATCCTTTTGATATTGAAATGAATCTTACCTTTGGTGATTTAAAAAGAATTGTAAAACAAGCACTTAGTGGTAAATTGGAATTGGCAAGAGAAAAAACCGATGGGCAAGCATTAGCGGTTAGCTGGGTAAATGGTAGATTAGTTGCCGCTCGTAATAAATCGCATCTTAAGAATAAAGGTAAAGATGCAATGAGTGTTCAAGATGTAATTAGTAAATTTGCCGGAAGAGGTTCAGTATCAGATGCGTTTAGTTTTGCAATTAAAGATTTAGAATCCGCAATTAAAGGTCTATCTGACACTAATAAAAAGAAAATTTTCAAAGATGGTAAATGTTTTATGAATTGTGAAATCATTTATCCAGAAAATACAAATGTAATTCCATACGGACAATCTCTTTTAGTATTTCATGGAACTATGGAATATAATGATGAAGGAACTGCAATAGGAGAAAATCCGGAAGCAGGGGCACAATTAGCAGCTATGGTAAAAAAGGTAAATGCAGATGTTCAGTCTAAATTTAAATTGCAAGGGCCTCCTATACAAAAGTTACCAGTTAATAAGGATTTAAAATCTAAACAATCCCTATTCCTTTCAAAAATACAATCACTTCAAAATGAATTTGGATTAACTGAAAAAAATGGAGTAGCAGATTATCATCAGGCTTGGTGGTTAAATTTTGTGAATAAAAATACAAAAGGTTTAGATGAACAACAAAAAATTGGTTTAGTTAAAAGGTGGGCTTTTGGGGATAAAGGGTTTAGGATAAAGGATATCAAAGATGAGAAGAATAGAGAGTGGGCTGAAAAAATAGAAAAACAGGATCAACAAAAAATAACAAAAGAAAATCTTCTTAAATTTGAAACTATATTCTTAGGAGTTGGAGCAGAAGTTTTATCATTTATGACTTCGGTGTTGACGGTAAATCCAGATGCAGCTAAGCAACAAATGGTGGGGAGATTGGAAACCGCAATAAACTCAATTAGAGCTACCGGTGATGCTAAAAATTTAGATAAATTAGAAGTAGAGTTAGCAAGAATTGAAGCATTGGGTGGATTCGAAAAGATAGTTCCAAATGAAGGAATCGTGTTTAACTACAAAGGGAACACATTTAAATTGACTGGAGCATTTGCACCTTTAAATCAAATTTTAGGAATATTCACATTCAGTAGATAATGGAATTATATAAATCAAAGTTGAGTTTTGATAGTGTTAAGTTATTAGATGAAATAAATCTTTATTATGATACATCATCGGTTTCAAACGATAATGTTAAAATGGAGAGTTATAATACTGATTTAAGTAAATTTAGTAAATTAAATTATTTTAACGAAGAGGTTTTGCCACTATTTGATGGAATTGAATTTGATAATATCTTTCTTTTCTTTGCTCAGCCAACCGGTGGATTATTTTGGCACAAAGATGGAGGAAATCATTATCGAAGATTTATAATGCCAGTGGTTTCGAATGAAAAATGTATAAATCATTTCAAATTAAATGATAAAGAATATCAAATGAGGTTCACCGATGGAGTAGTTCATTGGTTTGATTCACAGGCTATTGAACACAATGTGGTAAATACCGGAGAAACAACTAGAGTGGCATTTTTGTTTGATGTGGTTTACGATGAAAGTAAATTTCAAAATATTTTAAAAAATAGTTTCGATAAACATATAGTTTTCGATTAATTGTTTTTAAACAAAATATTTATATAAGAAATTATTAAGATGCCACAACTTTTTGACAGAATTATTTTAGGAGAATGTATCATAGTATCCAAAGAAATTGGAGATAAGTATATCCTTGCTAAAAATAGAGATAGAGCATATAACCCTCAATTAGAAGTTATTCACACTATTATAGATGGTGTAGAAGTAGTTTATCTACATGATATAGTAACGGATTGGAGTGAGGGAATGAATGAGCATGGTATTGGTATTGTAAATACCGCCCTAATGGTTGGATATGATGAAGAGGAAAAAAAGATAGTAAAGAAAAAAGGAAAACCATCAAAAGATGGGGCAAAGATAAGAAAAGCATTAGGTTCTTCAAATTTAAAAGAAGCAATTAGATATGCAGTTCAATATGAAGGTGGAATTAAGGGGCATACATTTGTAAGTTCACCAAAAACAACTGTTTCAATAGAAACAACATCAAAGCACAATCCAAAGATTGATTTAGTAAATAGAGAGCATCCATCTGTAAGAACTAATCATGGACACTATTATACTGATGCGGGATACACCGATGGGCCTGATTACAAAAGTTCAATTGTAAGAAAATTAAGTGCCGAAAAGCAAATGGATAAAGCAGATGATTGGAATTTGATTGCTCCATTAATGAGAAAGAATTTTTACAAAGATGATTCTCCATTGAATATGAAAAGAGATACTAAGAAGATGAGTACATCATCTCAATTAGTACTAAACCTTACAGATAAAATTTTTCAACTATCTTATTTTGAAAACAAAGTTGAATCATTTGAAGGTATAAAAGTAAATTTACCAGATGGATATACTCCAAAAATTAAGATAGAAGTTAAAAAGATATCTTAATCACAATTTTTTCAATATATATACATATATAAAGGTTATGGCAAAAAAAGAATTTAAAAAGGATTTAATGCATAAAACCCGCCGAGAATTGGTGGATTATGTATTCAGAGGGGAAGACCCATCAAAATCTTTTGGATATGAAAAATCCAATCCTCACATTAAAAGAAAAGTAGGAGAAAAGTGGGAAGATGATACATACCAATATGAACAAAAAGAGGGGTATGTTTTAAAAACCGGTAAAAATCACGAAGTATTTCAATCTATTAGAGAGTTTTTGAGAGATAAAGAAAATTGTGCTAATGAATCTTGTCAAAAACAAAAATATGGCCCAAATGATAAACTTCTTATAAAACAGTCTGGATTTTGCATTGATTGTAATTTGGAGATGGATTTCGAAGCAAAAAAGCTAAATGTTTTTGATGAATATAAGAATTTTAGAATTTTTGGAAGAGCTATTTCTCAGGCAAAAGAAGCAAAAAAACAAATAGAAGATGGCATTAAAGAATTAAAACCATTTTATGAGCAGATATTAGAAGATGGTAGAATTGAAATTTGGCATTTACCAAAGCCTATGGAGGAAATGAAAGCTGATATGGAATTGGAGATTCAAAATATAGAAAAAGGATTAGTAGAATTGGAAGAGGATATAGTTATGTATGAGGCTAAACTAAAAGATTTAGACAATCCAATTCTAAATAGATTATTTAATGCAAGATAAAGGATTATCATTAAAGGATGTAATCAGAGAAGAATACAAAAAATGTGCCGCTGATCCGGTATATTTTATGAAAAAGTATTGTAAGATTCAGCATCCTACAAAAGGAAAGCTACGTTTTGAATTATTTCCTTATCAAGAAAAAACTTTAAATCAATTTAAAGATCACCGATACAACATTGTATTAAAATCACGTCAGACGGGTATCTCCACATTGACCGCAGGTTACTCATTGTGGAAGATGATATTTAATCAGGATTATAACGTACTTGTAATTGCGATTAAGCAAGAGGTTGCTAAAAACTTAGTAACTAAGGTAAGGGTTATGTATGATAACTTACCGAGTTGGTTAAAAGTTGCAACACAGGAAGATAATAAACTATCATTAAGATTAGTAAATGGTTCACAAGTAAAAGCAATTCCATCTTCACCTGATGCTGGTCGTTCTGAAGCCTTATCACTATTAGTTGTCGATGAAGCGGCATTCGTACCAGATATCAATGAGATTTGGGCATCTGCAACTCCTGCCCTATCAACCGGTGGTAGTTGTATAGCACTTTCTACTCCTAATGGTGTGGGTAACTGGTTTCATCAACAGTGGGTTGGCGCGGAAGAAGGGACAAACGAATTCAATCCAATCTATCTACATTGGACTGTTCATCCTGAAAGAGACCAAAGATGGAGAGATGAGCAAACAAAAGTATTGGGAGAAAAGTTGGCAGCGCAAGAATGCGATTGCGATTTTATTTCATCTGGTGACACCGTTATTCCACCGGAACTGTTAATGTGGTATAAAGAAACATTTGTTAAAGAGCCAATAGAAAAAAGTGGATTTGATGGAAATTATTGGAAATGGGAATATCCTGATTATCAAAAATCATATATGGTTGTAGCCGACGTGGCGAGAGGTGATGGTTCAGATTATTCTGCATTTCACGTTTTTGATGTAGTAAATAATGTGCAAGTAGCCGAATATAGGGGTAAAATGGAAACCAAAGATTATGGTAATTTTTTGGTGGCAGTTGGAACTGAGTGGAATAATGCATTATTAGTAATAGAAAATGCGAATATTGGTTGGGCAGTAATCCAACAAGTAATTGATAGAAACTATCAGAACCTTTATTATCAAACTCAAGATTACAAATACATTGATATTGAAAAACAATACACAAACAAATTTAATGCAGAAGAAAGAAGACAGGTAGCAGGATTTACAACATCTGCAAAAACTCGTCCTCTGATTATATCTAAGTTAGATGAGTATTTTCGAAATAAAGAAGTAATAGTTCAATCGTTGAGATTAATTGATGAGTTATTTACTTTTATTTGGTACACAAATAGGGCTGAGGCTATGAGAGGTTATAATGATGACTTGGTAATGGCATTCTCAATTGGATTATGGGTAAGAGATACCGCATTAAGATTGAGACAAGAGAGAATGGATTTGGCAAAAGTTGCCATTAACTCAATTTCCACAACAGGTTTCTCAATGGGTTCTGCAAACGAAAGAATGAGAGCAAATCCGTATGAAATGAATATTGGCGAGGGAAATGAAGATATAAGGTGGCTATTCTAATATTTATATGTATGAAAATCTTAGTTGAAAATATTGAAACAATAAATGAGGGATTAAGGTATCACCAAAAGGTGGGTACACCTCTTCATGAATCTATTTATAGATATGGTTCATCCAAATACTTTGAAATGTTTAAAAGTGCTAGAGAACTTTATATTCAAAATAAATTAGTTTTAGAAAATGCTCAAGACCGTTGGTTTATTAAAGAAACTGATTTGGGGGAAAGAGGTATTTACGAAGGTAAGGAAGTTTGGTTAGATTTTCCTATTTTAGAAGCTGAGCATCAGGGTAAAGATGTAGAATTAAACCAACCTAAAAAAGGTGGGCCAAAAAAATTCTATGCTTATGTAAAAGATGGAGATAGTGTTAAAAAGATAACTTGGGGAGATACTACTGGTCTTAAAGTTAAGATAAATGATTTAGAGGCTAGTAAAGCATTTGCATCTAGACATAATTGTGATACTGAAAAGGATAAGACATCTGCCAGATGGTGGGCGTGTAATCTACCTAAGTACGCAAAGCAATTGGGATTATCCGAACCTGCTTATAGATATTGGTAGAAATAATTGGAAAATTGAATAATTATTCATAAATTCGGTATGGATGAAAAGTATATAGATGTTTTTATAAGTGATACTAAAAGATATAGGTTATTTAAAGGGGATGTTGATGAGAGGGAATTATTGTGGCATCAGGATGAGTGGGATAGAGAGATTTTGGTTTTAGGTGGAAAGGATTGGAAAATTCAATTAGATGATGAGTTACCAATTGATTTAATAGAAGGGAATCGAATCCAAATAAAAAATCATAAGTTTCATAGAGTTATTAAAGGAAAAGGTAATTTGATTATCAGAATTATAGAAAATAAATAAAATGGCAGAACAAAATAATAATTCGTTTTTCGAAAGAATGAGAAAGTTATTCTCTACTAATGTTATTATTAGGAGAGAAGATGGAAAAACGAAGGTTGTAGATACCGAAGGTAGCCAGGCATTATCAAATTTAAAAACTATTAAAGATAAGTTTTATAAATTACAAACTGGGTATCAGTATAATGCTTTACAAACTCAACTCTCTTATCAAACAATTAGAAGAGAGTTATTCTTGGATTATGATGCAATGGATCAAGACCCGATTATTGCATCTGCATTAGATATTTACGCTGATGAGTGTACAACGAAAAATGAGTTTGGTGATGTATTAACAATTAAAACTTCTAATCAAAATGTTAAAGAAGTTTTACATAATCTTTTCTACGATATAATGAACATTGAGTTCAATCTATGGCCGTGGATTAGAAACTTAACAAAATATGGAGACCAATTTTTGGTATTAGAAATCGTTGAGGGTGAGGGAGTCGTAAATGTGTTTCCACAATCAGTATATCATACGCAAAGAACTGAGAATCCACATGACCCATCTAGAATCAACCGACATGAAACTGGTATTAAGTTTACTGTTGATCCTGATTACTTAGGTAAAAAGGAATACGATAACTATGAGATGGCTCACTTCCGTTTGTATTCTGATACAAACTATTTACCTTATGGTAAATCGATGATTGAGAACGCAAGAAGATTATGGAAGCAGATTACCCTAATGGAAGATGCGATGATGATACATCGTATTATGAGAGCACCTGAAAAAAGAATATTTAAAATTGATATAGGTAACATTCCTCCTCAAGAGGTTGATAACTATATGCAAAAAATTATCAATAAGATTAAGAAAACTCCATTCCAAGATCAAAGAACTGGGGATTATAACCTAAAGTACAATATGATGAACATCACCGAGGATTTCTTTATGCCGGTGAGAGGTGGAGATAGTGGAACGCAAATTGATACACTTAGTGGATTAAATTATTCTGCTGTTGAAGATATTGATTACTTAAAAGCTAAATTGTTTGCGGCACTTAAAGTTCCAAAAGCATTCTTAGGGTATGAAGAAGATATTAATGGTAAAGCTACATTAGCAGCGGAAGATATTCGTTTCGCTAGAACGATTGAGAGAATTCAGAGAGTTGTAGTTTCAGAACTAACACAGGTGGCCATTGCTCACTTAATTGCTAATGGATTTGAAGGAATGGAGGCAGTTGATTTTTCACTAGAATTAACTAACCCATCTACTATCTATGAGCAGGAGAAAATAAACTTATGGACGGAAAAAGTAAGATTGGCAACCGATATGAAAGCATTGAAAATGATTTCAAACGATTGGATATATAAAAATATATTCAAACTTTCTGATGATGAGATTGCTGAAAATAAAGAAGATGTTGTAACTGATACATTTGATTTAAATCGATTGACAAAGATTGAAAATGAGGGAGTTGATCCATACGAAGAGCAGCCACAAGAGGAACAACCTGCTGAAGAACCTCAATCGGAACAAGCTCCACCTATGCAACCTCAACCTGAAGCACCTCAACCTGAAGCACCTCAATCAGAAGCACCTCAAAATGAAGGAGAGGCTGTTGTAAGAGATAAATCACAGACAAGTGCGGAAAATGGAAAAGAAGGGGGAAGGCCAGCAGAAGCAGGTGATAGTGGAACTGATGAAAACGCATTTGGAAGAGATCCATTAGGTAAAGATGATATCACTCGTAACTTTGGAAGAGAGACTAGAAAGGAAAGATTGGTATCAAAATTAAAAAATGTATCTGAGAAAGAAAAATTTTTGAAAGATGCAATTAGAAAAAGAATTCAGTCGAGATATGAGAAAAAAAATGGAAAAAAGGTATTAAATGAGGATATCGATACTCAATCAGAAGATAGTGGTTCTTTATTAGATGATAAAAATATTCTAACGGATATCTAAAATATAGGTAATCCTAAGTTATTTAATATTTATATAATGTAAATATTTACATATATAATAGTAAAAACAGACGTTTGTAATGAAAGTTAAACACTCAAAGTTTAAAAATACGGCTATTTTATTTGAATTATTGGTAAAACAAATTACCCAGGAGGTATTATCTAATTCAACTAAAAACCTATCCGAAAAAATTATTAAGGAATTTTTCAATTCTAGAAAAGAATTGGCTAAAGAACTTAAATTATACAATTGGATTGTAAAGGAAAGATTCTCATCAAATGATGATGCTAAATTATTTTTATCCGAAGTTATTGAGGAAAGAAAGAAATTAGATGAATCTAAGTTGGCTAAGGAAAAATATAACCTTATTAAAACTATTAAGGAATCCTATGAATTGGATAAGTTCCTTTCATCTAATTTACAAAACTATAAATTATTGGCTTCCATCTATAAGGTGTTTGAAAGTAAAGCACATGGTAGAAAAGTAGAAATCAGAGACTATATTGATTCTAATAATACCATTTTAGAACACATTACAAACGAAAGAGCAACAAAGAAACCTCAGGATAAATTATATGAGGAATTCAAAAAACAATCTGAAGATTTAAGATTATTAACATACAAATTATTAATCGAAAATTTCAATAGCAAATATTCTAATTTAGATGACTCTCAAAAAGGTTTATTAAGAGAGTTTATCAATAATGTTTCTAATACATCAACATTTCCAAAATTTATTAGCGAAGAAGCAAAGAAAGCATTATCTTCTTTAATCACAGAATCAAAAGATATTACTGATAAAGTAACTAAGATAAAAATTTCGGAAATGATAAAGTTATTCAAATCCGATAAATTCTTAAAAGAAAATAACGAAAAGCAGGTTTCAGTTTTAATGCTTACATACGAATTATTAAAGGAAATTAAAAATGTCAAATCAGCTAGAAGCATTAAAAAATAAAATAAAAGAAATACTCTCCGAACTTAAAGAAGAGGATGAAGACCTAAAAAAAGAAGTAACTACAACAGGTGATGTTGCTGGTTATGATACTCCTAGAGCTTTTTCTAAGGATGGAAAACATACATCAGATTACGTTAAGAGAATGGCATCTTTGACTGGATATACCTCTCTTACTGAAAACCGATTCCACAAATTAAGATTAGATAATACTTTAACTCCAAACCAAAAAATAGGATTGGGTATTAGAGAAACTCGTAGAAAATTAGATGAAATTGAAAAATTCTTAGAGTGGTATGGTAGAATTAAAAAAGAAAATGCTATGAAAGGTGAAAATTTTTGGAAAAGAACTAATCACCATATTTATAGAATAAGAGAGAGGTTATCGAATATTAGTAAAAATGTGACCTATCTTAAAAAGTAATTTGTATGAAAATAACTAGAGAACAATTAAAAGCATTGGTTGGTGAGGTTGTACAAGAAGAAAAGGATTATCAATCTTTTTTTCAGGCTATGCTTAAAAAGCATGGAGTAGATTCACCCGCTGATTTCCAATCTGATGATGAAAAGAAAGACTTTTTTAATAAAGTTGAAAAGGCTTGGAATGGTGTATCTGAGAGATTAAAAGAAATCCATAAAGAAGCAGCATCTGATGTGAATACTGCAAATATACCAGCAGGAATATCAACTAAACTTGATCAGGCAACTGATAGAATGAAAGATGCTAAGATAAATAATCAACAAAAATTACAAATTATAGCTAGAGTTATCGATGCAATAGGTTTAGATAAAATGAATTTGGCGGCATCTTTAAATAAATTGAGAACTAAGATGGAAATGACAGAGGAAGAAATGACTCAATACCAAAAAGTTTTCAAAGGTGTAATGGATAAATTCGGAATTAATTCACCCGCTGAATTAGATTCAGATGAAAAAAAGAAAGAATTCTTTAATGCAGTTGATAAAGCATATCCAAACGAAGGAACAATTGCAGAAGGAAAATATGATGCAGATTTAGATAAAGTTGAAGCAGCGGCAACCGCAGCATCTTCATTTATGGGAGTTGGAGCTGAATTAAAAAAAGCTGGTATTAAATATACTTTCGTAACTGAGATGATTCCAATGTATATGATTCCTGTTCCTGGAAATACGATTGCAATTTGTAACAAAAAATATGCAGCCGGAGCAGAAAGAGAAGTAAAGGATATGGCAATTGGATTATTAAAATAAATCACTTAGAATGAAATCACTTTTAATAGAGACTAGATTATTTGAGGGAAAACTTAACGAAGACGAAAACGGTGTAGTTTTGGTTAAAGGTGTATTACAAAGAGCAGATGCACAAAACCAAAATGGTAGAGTGTATCCTAAAGAAATATTAGAAAGAGAAGTTGAGAAGTATCAACAACTTATAAAAGAAAAAAGAGCTTTGGGAGAGTTAGACCACCCAGAATCATCAGTTGTTTCCCTTAAAAATGTTTCTCATAATATCAGAGAATGCCAGTGGAATGGAGATGATGTAGTGGGTGTAGTAGAAATACTTCCAACTCCATCTGGAAACATTCTTAAAGAATTATTAAGAGCTGGTATTCGTTTAGGTATTTCCTCAAGAGGTATGGGTTCAGTAGAATCTATGGGAGGAAACAAAGTAAAAGTTGGAGAAGATTTTGAATTAATAGGATGGGATTTTGTATCTAACCCATCAACACAAGGAGCATTTATGGAATCTTTAAATGAATCAGTTAAATTAGAATTAAACGAATCTATTGGAACTGATGTATGTGGTGAGTGGTGCAAAACTCAACATTTGATAAGAGAAATAATCGAAGAGTTATCCTAATATGGCAGAAAGGTTATTTATTAAAGTTGCAAAGGGTTCATCACAGGATGAGCAACAAAAAAATTTAGAAAAGGCATTAAAGGTATTAAAAAATAAGTTTTTTAAAACTGGAATGCAGCAAGAATTAAGAGATAGAGCGGAATATTTAAAACCTTCCGTAAGAAAAAGATTAGAAGTTGAAAAGGCTAAGAGAAAAAATAAATTTAATTTTCTTTAGTTTTCTTTAACTTTTATATATTTATAGATAATTGATTCGAATACCTCATCACTTTTTTATATGAGGTCACCCTATAATCAAGTAATATCATTTGGACACACTTTCATTAGTCCAAGCAAATTCACAAATTTAAGATGAATAGCAAATTGTTAAAAGAAGCAATTGCAGACGCTAAAGCCGTTAGAGAAACCGCGTTGGCTAATGCAAAAATCGCTCTTGAAGAAGCATTCACTCCTAAACTTCAATCTATGCTTTCTAGAAAATTACAAGAAGAATTAGAAGGCGAAGAGGAGAAAGAAGATGAGGTAGAAATGACTCAAGAGAATGATGTATCTTCTGAAATCGGTAAAGGTGATGGTACTAAAATGCCAGCAGCAAAAGCTTTCGATTCAGCAGCAGAATCAGATGAATTAGCAGCAGCAGATGTTGATAAAATTTCTGCAGAAGTTGGTTCAGAAGATGAAAACGCTGAAAAAGTAGCGGACATTACTGAAGGAGAAGAAGAGGAAGACATCACAGGTGCAACTCCTGATTCAGCAATGAATGAAGAAGAAGGTGATGAAGATGAATTAGACATCGAAGAAATCATCAGAGAATTGGAAGCAGATGCAGATGCAGAAGAAGCTCCTATGGCTGAAGAAGAAGCTGAAGAAGCTCCAGCAGTAGTAGCAGAACCAGCAGCTGAAGAAGCTCCAGTTGAAGAAGAAGAGGAAATCGATTTAGACGA